TTTGTAACCCAAAAACGGAACTTGAAGCTTTACATGCTATCAGAACTAAAGGCGTAGTGTCGCAACTGGTAGATGGTACCGGAAGAAATTATGGGAAGTTTGTAATTACTTCTATCAATGATATTCGTTTGGTGTAAAATGAAATAAAAAACAATCCTCCCAACTCATATAAATATGAGTTGGGAGGATTTTACAACTTATCTGGGTCTAATAAAATTACTCCCTTTGGTATCGACTCGAATTGCTTAAACAATCTTTCGCACGAATCAAAAATATGGAAGAACTTAATTACATCCCATTCAAAAATACTATCTATTCCCGCATGTATATAATGACTTACAAATACAACGTCATCCAACGGGATTAAGCGTTTTTTAATGCATCTTCCTCTTCTTCATTTTCCGTTTTTGCTTTTCCTCCAAATACCGACATATCAGCATCATTGATAAATGCAATAACTTCTACAATTTCATCATCATCAAAACATTCGCCCAAATCTTCAAGAACGATAGGCAATCCATTAATTCGAATTGCCGAAATTCTATTTCTCAATTCTTCGGTGATAGCTTCCTTTTTTTCTTTTAGATCGGCAGATGTTATCTTACCACCTTTGGATGGCGTAACACTGGCAGAATTCAAAATAACTGAATCAATTACCTTCACCCCTTTTTGCACAAGTTTGGTTAAAACGATACCATTATCAAACGAGCAATTATGTGTAACCTTCACAGTTCCTTCAGCCACTTTTCTTGTAAAATATTTTATTTCAGACATAGCAATTATTTTTTATAGATTATGAGTTAATTAAGACCAATTTCCTAATGTCAGGAAATTGGTCTTATTCTGTAAATTTGTAAATTCTGTAAATTCTGATAGTTATATCCCCAAATTCTTCCGATACTGAGCCAGTAAATCCGTTCCGTCAATTCTGAAAATATTATTCAGTACGTCAATCTCAACTATCTCTCTACCATTCACCACTTGTTTAAGGTACGAAATATCAAGTTTCGTTGATAGATCGGTATCTTCACCTTTCTTGTATGAACCAAGTCCGTGATTGTTAGATGTTCCTTTCAGAAATACAACAACCGGCTCTTCTGTTTCTTCACCATCGCCGAAAACTGTTTTGTTCGAACGTACCATCAAGTCAATTGTCTTGCTTGGATTGGCGCAAGCAATCTGAACATCATTCTCCGGGTAATTCCATTTAATCGTTGCTTCCAACGCTTCAATGGTTTTATTCCAAAGTTTCATCACTCCCACAAGCCCTAACGCCTTATATTCATTTTTACCGAATTGAACTTCCGGTAAAGTAACTTCAGAAGCCTGACCATGTGTTGATGTACCGTTTACATAAACGTTAGCATCTTGTACTTTACTAATTGTTGCTCCCATAGTTATTGAATATTAGCTAAAAGATTAATGTCAATTGTCTTGTCGAAAGTGATCCGTTCAGCAGGCGTTGGAGTAGTTTGTATTTTGCTAAATACAACATGTCCATTTGCAATTTCGGCATCCGAATTTTTTGAAGCTTCATACAAACATTTCGAGCCTTCCAGTACTGCACCACGCTTAATAAGCGAATTGTAGTATGTGTTCACCATTTGAACCGCCAAATCGATGTTAGCCTGGGTAATGTTCTTATCGGTGAATGTACGCAAGCATGAAAGCTCTATGCTATCATCGATAAGGTCCTGAGCACGCGTTGTACTTTCGAAAGTACCAATACCCGTTTCACCTGGGAAACTGGCATTACGATTGCCCCATTCTCTAAAATCAGCACCATACATATTGAAGATGGTAGTTATACCGGCAGCATTCAATAGATTTGTTTCTGAATTCACATCATTTACCGAAGCCGAAATTTCAACCGATAGTCCACTAATACCATCAATGGCATTGTTCGAATTACTTACCCAAAAACCGCCACCATCCAGTTCTGAAGTTGCATCAAGCTTAGCACGCAGCGCAGCCGAATAGGCAGAGAAAGGCCGTTCAGTACCGGCAGCATCCAACGGATTAGGATAAAGATATTTTGAACGCTCTGACATTGTGGCCCACAAAGCACCAGTAGTACGCAAAGCAATTGCTTCGGTTACGGTTAACCCGGTAGGAGCTTCAAGATATGCATAGCCTTTAAACTGATCAGCAGCAGCTTCCAATGCTGTTTTCACACCGGCCACACTCGAAAAACGTGGAGCAATGAAAATTTTTGCATTAAAACCAAATTTTGTCACCGCAGCATCAAAACATTTCAATCCGCTTCTTGCACCTGTATCAGGGTCAACAGCTCCTACAAAATCGGCAGCTTCTGGAGTAGGCGTTCCGGTACCGATTGAAACAACCAGTACTGTTGCGCCCGTTTTTTTCGTAATAGCACGAATGATAATCAATGCTTCAGGTATTGTTCCGGTAGTTCCAAATTGTACGTCATCCTTTTCGGTAGCGCACAAAATCAACTTATCGGTGTCACCGGTAGCAGCTGTACCAATCAATCCAATAACGCCTGTCTTTATCGTATTCACCAACGATAAAACTGGTGAGGTAATTGTTTCAACCCCATGTAAAAAAGTATCACTCATTTTTTATAAGTTTATTTTTTGTATTTTTTACTGATAACTGTTTGCTGATAACTGCCAACTGGATAAATCCTTTCTTTACAAGCTTTGATACATAATCGCATTTCGGTAAATTTACCGTATCGCCTTTGTCCGAAATGTAATCTTTACCTTCGTGCGTAAAAGCAATAATTCCAAAAACGTTTATGTATTTCATTTGTCCACCAGGTCAATTTGTACAAACTTCGGATAAGTGGGTTCGGGTAAATTTTCAGCAACTCGCGTAGTGGTGGAAAAAACAACTGCATAATTCCAGTCATTCTGAGTTGTAGTATCAAGATAACCGTTTTTTACGAGCTGTAATTGTGTATATCCTTTCCCTAGCTTATACCCAAGCAATTTGGATTTAATATCTTTCATAATAGAGAAGATACCCTTTTCAACCCTTCTGGAATTAGTCCTTATCTGTACCTCTATGTTTATCGTTTCTTTTTGAGTTACGACATTTAGATTATCCGGGTTATCAAAATCGGAATTAGTACAAATAACACATACATTCGCTTTTGAAAAATTACGCTGATTTTCTGACTCATTATCCGGTAATGGTTGTGCTGTGTAAACGGTATTGAGTTTTACACCTTCTTCATCAACCGGACAAAGAACTAAACAAATATCATTTTCTATTTCTTCGTAATTAATCGGCATCGTCTAGTTCCCCGTAAGCAATATAAGTTTGTCCATCATTCTTGCGCCTAACTTCTCTTATCACAAGATTATCACCTTTTACAGTTACTCTTTGAACTGCACCGCTATCAACCAACGTTTTTAATGTCGGAAATTGCCCGGTAGTATATTCAAAGAAATAATTGTAAGGTCTGTACTCATATCTATCACCGCTACCAATCGAAATAGGTTGATCGGGCGAATTGTACAGTACAGTTTCTGAGAGTACAGTTTCTGAGTCTGATGGCGTCCAAACGGCTGCATCACCAAACACGGTTTCCGCAGCAGTAAATACAACCTTTTGGATGCTATCAAAAATACTCATCTTATGCAGTAGCTATAATTCCGGCAGCACGTAAACTAACCAACAATGCATTCACTGTAGTGATAGCATCTGAGGCAGCAGTTCCACCAACATTAGCAACCGCAGCACCTGTACCAGGTCCGCAATCACCACAAAGCAAAAGCTTGCCTGTAGCATCACCACTAGCAGCAGCTTCGTACGCAAAACCAACAAACTGATTACCGGATGCTGTTGCTGTAATTGTACCTGTACTGGTTACATACAAAGCTTGTCCAATAGTAATAGCACCTGTTTCTTTTGCAATTTCAAAACAATATTCTGATGGTCGTGCCATAATTCACAAAGTTAGCAATTTTAGCAATACAAAAATTTAAAGTCAGCGATTGCACCGTCTTTTAAGTTGTCGTACGTGTCAGATACTACTGTTGTAATGTCTTTATCTTTGGCGCAATCTTCTAATAGTATTTGGGCAATTGAAATATTTTTACCTGCTCCCTGGCCTCCCTGAATAACTTTAATTTTGGTTTTTAGTTTGCGAATTTTATAGTATGTCGAAGTTCGGTAAATCATTCTTTTGGGAATTGTTTTGAAACATTTTTATATTCAATAGTTTGTTTTTGGTCTGTGGTAATATCTAGCTTGTCACCATACTTTTTAGGCTGCATTTTTGAAACAACCCATTTGCGAGCATCAATCTTTAGCCTTCGATGATCTGTCATGTCTCCTGTTTTAATCTCTATTCCAGAAGGCTTATTCATTGTTACTTCGCCTATCTCTGTATTATCGGCTATCTCTATAATCTCCTCAAACAGAACATCAGAGCGAAAAT